GATGGTGAAGATTATGGCAGAGGATTTGTAGAGGAGTACATTGGAGACCTTAAGTCTTTGGAAGCTCTGACTAAAGCTATCGTAGAGGGTAGTGCAGCAGCAGCCAAGGTATTGTTCATGGTTAATCCTAACGGTACTACCAGGGCTAAGACATTATCTGAATCTCCTAACGGTGCTATTGTACAAGGGTCAGAAGGAGATGTATCTGTATTACAACTTAACAAGTTCAATGACTTCAGGACTGCACAGTCAGTAATGAATGGAATCAGTGATAGATTGTCACAGGCATTTCTATTGAACAGTGGTGTAGTCAGAGATGCAGAACGAGTAACAGCAGAGGAGATAAGAATGTTATCTCAAGAGTTGGAAGCTGCATTGGGTGGTCTTTATTCGTTACTGTCTCAGGAGTTTCAAATGCCTGTGGTTACTAGGTTAATGGCTAGGATGTCCAAGGAGAAAAGATTACCTAAGCTACCTAAAGACATTGTTAAACCTACTATTGTTACTGGTGTTGAAGCACTAGGACGAGGTAATGACTTACAAAAACTTGATCTATTCCTTGCAGGTGCTAATCAGATCGTTGGTCCACAAGCAGTTGCAGAGTATGTTAATGTATCTGACTACTTCAAAAGAAGAGCCACAGCATTAGGCATCGAGACTGAAGGATTAATCAAGACAGAAGAAGAAATTCAACAAGCTATGCAGATGGCACAACAACAAGAGATGATGATGAAGTTGGGTCAACCTGCTGTAGCACCTGCTATCAATGCTGCACAGGAGCAGTACATGGCTAGTCAACAACAACAAACACAAGAAGAGTAAAGAGAGATATGGCTGAATTACACCGAGTAGAGATAAATGAGAAAGCACCACAAGAGATTGACCCTGAATCAGAGGAAGCTGTTGAGGCAGTACCAGAAGAACAAACACAACAGGATAGACCTGATTGGTTACCTGAGAAATTCAAGAGTGCTGAGGACATGGCTAATGCCTATAGTGAACTTGAAAAGAAATTGGGATCTAACGAACAAGAAGAACAACAACAACCAGAAGAAGAGCAAAGCGATGAACAACAAGAGGACACCGATACAAAAAACACGAATACTAATACTGTTATTGCTGAAGCTAGTAAAGAGTTCTTTGAGAATGATGGTGTTATATCTGAAGAGACCTATAAGAATCTTGCTGAGGTTGGGTTACCGAAGGAGTTGGTAGATAGCTACGCTGCTGGTCAACAAGCATTGATGCAAAGTGAAGAAGGAAGTATCAAAGCTGTAGCAGATGGTAATTGGGATCAAATGGCAGAGTGGGCATCGAACAATCTTACACCTGAAGAGATAAATACTTTTGATGATATAGTACAGAACGGAACAGTTGACCAAGCAAAGCTTGCAGCTAAAGGACTGTACGCACAATACAAGGCAGAGAATGGAGTTTCACCTAGACTGACACAAGGTTCAGTGACTGGTTCTGCTACTATGCCTTTCAAGTCTAATCAGGAACTTGCTCGTGCAATGTCTGATCCTCGATATAAAAGTGGTGACAAAGCTTATCACGAAGAGATTGACAGACGCATCGCAGTAAGTAACAATTACCTTTAATTAGTTTTGCTCGTAGAAAAGCCTTGGACTCCACTTATTTTTCTCCCAGTTTTTTGGTTGCTGGTTTTTTTAGGTGGATGTTCCAAGGCTACTTTCTACCCATTAGCTGGTAGTGTAGGCGGTGCAACTGTAGGAGCTTTAGGCGGTCCTGGACCTGCTGCTGGTGGTGCTGCGTTAGGATGGGGAGTAGGAAAGAGTGCTCAGTTAATGGAGGAAAACCAAGGACTAGCTAAGAAGGCTAAGGCTTTATCTGAAGGAGATGTACAGGAACTTGTACAATTACAACTAGATGAAAAGATGGATGATGGATTCTTTGATTCTATGTTAGACGAAGTGTATGGATTCTTGAAACTATGTTTAGTAGGTGTTATCCTGTGGAATGTAGTACCAATAATCTACACTCGATATGTACACACTAAAGCTAACAAAAAATGAAAAAACTATTAGATAAATATAATTCACTGACAAAGAAGGAGAAGGCTATTGTCTTGACTGTTCTATGCTTAGGTGGGATTATTATATTAAATTCACTTTGAATCGACAATTAGTATAGCTAATGTCAAGACCCACTGCGGTGGACAATCTCGAACAAAGGTTACAACGAAAGTCACATAACATAAAAACAATTATAAACTTAAAATAGGAGATCATATATTATGGCAGGAGAAGGTATAACAGACCCTAGTCGTGTAGGTCAGGTTAATTCCGCAGGAGATGTGGATGCGTTGTTTCTTAAAAAGTTCAGTGGAGAAATTCTACAGACCTTTGAGGAGTCCAATGTTTTCAAACCCTTACACACTATTCGTACAATTGAGAACGGTAAATCCGCTCAGTTCCCAGTAACAGGTATTGCAACAGCTAATTACCACACACCAGGCGAGAACATCGCTGAAGAAGGTGGTAGTGCTAGTAGCAAATACCTCAGCGACATCAAGAAAGCTGAACAAATCATCACTATTGATAAGATGCTTATTGCTTCTACTTTCTTAGCTAACATTGACGATGTAAAGAACCACTACGATATTCGTTCAGTTTACGCTAACGAGTTAGGTAAGGCTCTTGCACTTCGTTTCGATAGTGCTATCGCTAAAGTATTCATCGCTGCTGCTCGTAGTTCTGCTGTCATTACTGGCGGTAAAACTGGTGGACAACTTGATGTTGCTAACAATGACTTCAGTGCTGGTGATGTTGCAGGTACTCCTGCTGCTGTTACAGGTGCTGAGTTAATCACTGCTTTGTTCACAGCTGCTCAAAAGCTTGACGAGAATGACATTCCTGGTGACGGACGCTTTGCTGTTCTTCGTCCTAGTGAATACTACAAACTTATTACAGGAGGTAGCGGTGCAGTTGCTATCAATACTTCTGCTGCTAATAAAGATGTAGGAGGTTCAGGATCACTTGCTTCTGGTAGCATTGCACAAGTAGCTGGTATCAATATCTACAAATCCACTCACATCCCATCAACTGACTTGTCAGCTGTTACTACTGGAGACGGTGCTGCATCTAATGATGTATTTGGTGGAGACGGAGCAGGATACAACGGTGACTTCAGAAACAGCTTGGGTATCGTAGGACACTCTGCTGCTGTTGGAACTGTTAAGTTACTTGATCTTGCTACTGAGTCTGAATATCAGATTGAGCGTCAAGGTACATTGTTCGTTGCTAAGTATGCTATGGGTCACGGAATCCTCCGTCCTGAGTGTGCTATCGAATTAGTATCTTAATCGGATTCTCTCTTCGGTGTTGGGTGGTCTGTGATTCGTTCCGCACCCTTCATCGATATTTTTATTTATTAAGCTATGGCACTGACAACTAAACTAGAAGCGGTAAACATAATGATCTCTGTAATAGGAGAATCACCTGTTAATACTTTAAGTGGAACAAGTGTTCCTGTAACCGTCACACAAGCAGTCCATGCTTTAGAAGAAACAAGTAAGGCTATCCAATCGGAAGGATGGCATTTTAATACTGAGTATGATTATCCGTTAGTACCAGATGCTAATACAAGTAAGATTACTCTTCCGAGCAATACATTAAAGGTAGACTTAGACCCTGAGTTAAACACAGATACTGATGCTGTACAAAGAGGTACTACACTGTACGACAGAAAGAATCACAGGGATACTTGGACTAAGGACTTAAAAGCTATAATTACTTTTGAGTTGGAATTTGAAGAACTACCTGAACAATTTAGACATTACATATCTGTCAAAGCTGCTCGTATATTTGCTGCTAGGTTCTTAGGCAGTCGTGAGATAGAAGGCTTTGCATTGAGAGATGAGATAGAAGCAAAAGCCAGGGCTATTGAAAGCGATTCTGAGAATGCAGACAGGACTATATTTGACCACTACAGCGTACTTAGAGTACTAGACAGATAACAATGCCACTGCTTCACACCAGTATTCCTAACCTTGCACAAGGTGTATCACAACAGCCTGACAATTTAAGATACCCTGGACAGTGTGATGAGCAGATAAATGCTTGGTCAACTGTAGTAGAGGGATTAGTAAAAAGACCTAATAGTAGGTTATTAAACCAAGTCAATGCTCAGTTGGGTACTAATGTTACTGCTGAGTTATTTACACATCATGTCGATAGGGATGAACAGAATAAATATGTTATCACTTACGACAGAGGTAATGGATTGCAAGCATTTGATCTTGAAGATGGTGGTCCTATGACTATAACTGTTGAGGACGCTGCTGCTGAAGCTTATCTATCTGTATCGTCAGGCGACTTTAATCCTGTCAAAGACCTCAGAGCTTTAACCATTTCGGA